TTTGGAATCAATACAAATCAAACCATACAGCAGCAAATAGATGCTATTACGGCAAGTTTTTCAAGTCTAGGATACTGGGGCGCTTTTTGGTCTACATCAACGCAAACCAACCCAACGGCAAACACGCAAAATTTTATGACTGTAAATAATAGTGATAGCAATAACAATGGGGTTCAAATAGGATCATCATCATCACAAATAAAAGTATTGAATGCGGGAATCTACAATATTCAGTTTTCAGCACAATTGGATAAAACAGATGCTGGAGATGACAATATTTCAATATGGTTTAAAAAAAATGGCACAGATATCACTGATTCCAATAGTGAATTTCAAATTCACAATAATAATGGGAAATTAATTGCGGCACTGAATTTTATGCTTAAATTAGCAGCAAATGATTATATTCAAATAGCGTGGTCATCTCCAGATATTGATATGTCTCTTTTATATCAAGCAGCAGGAACTAGTCCAACACGTCCAGCAACCCCGAGTGTGATTATAACGGTTCAACAATTATCGGGAGCAGGACCACAAGGACCTCCAGGAACAAATGGAACAAATGGAACCAATGGAACAAATGGAACAAATGGAACAAATGGAGCAACAGGAGCAACAGGACCAAAAGGAGATACGGGTGACACAAACGCAACAGCAATAGCGGCATTAGCTTTGGCAAGTACAGCACAAACAACAGCAACCGCAGCAGCAGCAGCAATAGTTGTAACAAATGGAGTAGTATCAGCACAAGGAGGCGCAATAACAACCTTACAAGGTCAAGTCGGAACATTACAGACTGAGATGACAACTGCTAATGGAAATATAACAGCATTACAAACAAAAACACAATTACAATCATATGATACATTAAATAGTAGAACACAATTTACAAATGATTTACAATTAGTAGGCACAGCAACATATAGAGGATCACAAATAATAACTACAGGAACAGGAACATTTTATAATGTAAATACATCACACGAAATTAATGCTGGAACAGATTTAAATGTAAATGGTATAGCATATATTAATAAAGGGGTTCCAAGCGCTAAAAAATTGGTTCTTTTTGATAATCTTGCTCCAGGTAGCAATTACGAGTTTTTAGGGTTATCAACATCTTCCGATGGATTTAATACTTTTTTAAATTACCATATAGATACGGCAGCAAGTGAACATCGTTTTTTTTATGCTGCTAATTCTGCTCAATCAAAGGCAATTCTAACATTAAATCCAACAACTACTAACTTAACAACAAATTCACTTAATTTCAGAGCAAAAGATAATGCTTCATCAAATAGAGATGCGGGAATAGATATAGCAAATATATCATCATTATCAAGTGATTTAGGGCAAATAAGTATAAGAGGAGGTAATATAAATATTGGTAATGCTTCGGGCGCGAGTGTAGTATATATAAATGGAATTATAAATATGCCTTTTGCTTCTGGTATACAAATGGTCGGAGGTTTTTTATCACAATTTTAACAATTTTAAATATATTCTTATTATAAAGCAATGTCCGTAACTTATAATAAAATGTCGTCAATCAAAGTTGGTGGATCAAGTGTAAATACTGTACCATCAGGCGTTTCAGGAATTGGAAATGTTAGTTTGGATATAACAGGTCAAACTTATTTAAGAGATAAATTATTTGTAGGTAATGATGCTTCATTTAATACTATTTATTCAAGTGTAGTTCCAACAACAGCAAATATGCTCTGTAATAAAACCTATGTAGATAGTGTATCAGGAACAAGTCTTTTATCAAGTAATAATACATTTACTGGAACAAATAATTTTACTTCAACAAATAATTTTGATACTATAACTATTAATGATACTCTTCCAACTTCAACAAAAACAATTACGATGGGTTCTGATTTGGTTGCTTATTCATTAACACAAAATACAGGTCGTGCTCCTATTGTTAGTAATGCTTGGATTCCTACAAGACTTAATGTTCCAGCAAATAATGTTTATTCATCTATTGATGTAAGCATTCCGTTTGCTATGAATTGGTTAAGATTAACTAATTCAGGAAGTTCAGCAGGTAATTTAACAATTACATATAATAGTTTTACATATCGTATTTTAAAAAATGGAGTTGATAGACCGCTTACAACTGAAACTTATAATGAGTTTGGATTTACTGGAGGAGATACGAGAGTATGGGGACTTCCAGCAAATATTCAGGGAGGTAGTTATGGAACTGTTTATTTTGGTTATTATGTTTTTACATTACCTATTGATACATTCAACGCAACCGCAGATACATATGATATTGAAATAACGATGAACGCAAATATTACTTATTCAGTTGGAACCCCTACTTTTGATTTACGAGCAGTTGGAAAAGCACAGTGGTCTACTGCTTCAGGTAGTGCTGGAGGATTTACATCAACTCGTTCTTGGTTTATGAATGGAACAGTAACATCATATCCAACATATCCATCACCATTTGTAGACGCATATTATGCTAGTGATACACGAATGGGAATTATAGCAAATACAAACTCGTTAATTCGTTCAAAGAATGATATTGAGGTTTCAACTGGAAATAATTTATATTTTAAAACTACTGGATCAGTAGATAGTAATATGAACTTTAATACAACTGGATTAGCAGAGTTTTCAGCAGGAACTAATTTTAATTGTTTAGTTGGAGCAACTACTTCTTTTTCACAGCACGATATGGATATGTTTTCTGTTGGAACAAATACTATTAATGGAGCTACAAATAATATTATTGGAGATACAAATATTAATACAACAGGATTAGCAACTACAAATATAGGAATTGATACAGCAACTTCAGGAAATACAGTTTTTAGAGGACAAAATATAAACTTTATTGCTTACAACTCAATTCAATTAGAAGCAACGAATGCTTATTGGACGAATGTAGGGCAAGGCAATTTTTATTATAGAGCATACAATGGAATTCCACAAATTATAATGGGAAACCAAACATTAGGAGTAGATTATTTCGCAATAACAGTAGAATCAGGAGGAACATCATTTACTACTTATGGAGGCGGTTCAATTAATTTTATTGCTCCTAATTCATATCTAACTCTTACAGGAGCATCTAATATTATTATTGGTGCTGTTACAAAACAGCAAATAACAAGTTCACAAATAACAAATAATCCAACTACAAGTATTACAAATAAAATAAATAGTGTTGATAAACAAACAATAACAAGCACAACAATAACAAATACAATTCCAACTGTGAATTCAGGTTTAACTTATCCAATTACAACAGCAACCGCAATTGGTTATTATACAAGCACAACTACAGCAACTAAAATGTCGTCAGCACAAGGAAATTTAGCATCAATAACAGTCGCAAATGCTGGTTGCTATTTAGTTGAAGGAAACTTTATTTTCACAGGAGCAACATTTCAAGTAGAAGCATATACTACAGTTTCAATATCAACTACATCAGGAACAGTTGATACTACAAGACAACAGACAGTTTATCAAGGAAACGTTGGAGGAAATTACGCTCAACATATTACATCTATTATTAATTTAAACGCAGGAGGAACTATTTATTTTGTTGGATTAGCACAAATTTCTTTACCAGCAACACCAACACAATCAAATACAATGTCTGTTACAAGAATCGCATAATTGTTAAAATATTTTCTCCATATTATAGTATAATGTCAAGTTTTTCATTTATGAAACCTGCGAACGGACTTTGGAAGGATGCTAAGATTGCCAAAATACAACAGAGAGTTTTAGAAAGACTTACGGATTTGCCTCTTGAGGTAAGAGCAAATAAACATAATATGGAATTGCTATCATTGGTTTGTAACTTGATAGAGAATTCAGGGATCAATAATAAGGAGAAGGGAACAAAGTTAAAGATTGATAAGAAGCAATTATTGATTCAAATATATAGCAGCTTATATGGTAGCATAACTCCAGCGGATTGTGAGTTGCTCTCAAAGAATATAGAATTTCTCCACGATAACAATCACATTGTGAATCATCCTACTTGGAAGAAGATGATATATTGTATAGGAGATTGGTTCAAAAGAAAAGTTCTATAGCGTATTCCATCAGATAAAAGATTGGATAATAAATAAGGTACAGAATTGGCTGCTTGATGAATTCTTAAAGAGGGCAAGAGTATCAAAGACCACAGCATCTATCGTCTTATCATTGGCGTCGCTTGATGTTATGTTTGTGATTAGAGCAATCCTTACCAAATATGGTCTTGGGTATTTAATTAAGTATGTATTATTGTTGTCTATGGTGTGAATATAACCTAACTTAAGCTGGAACTTAACTTAACTAGTAGTTATCTTAACCACAGGCTTTATTAAAAATTTTTAATAAAGGAATTCCTTAACTTAACCGCCTAATTACTTAATTAAACGCTTAATTTTGGTTATATTCTGCCCCCACACCATCTGGCATCACAATTTATAGCGCGTTGTCTTAATTAAATACTTATGGTCTCGGCAGTCTTGTTATCTTAAGCGCTACCTTTAGCAAATTATTATCTCTACTATTATTACAATGGATTTCTCCGACGACTTAAAGAAACGCAAACCCAATATGTCTGCCAACAGTATTAAAACCTATAACTCCTTATTACGATCCGTGTATAAGAGCGTATTCGGTAACATTAACGATGTTCAAATGAAAAACTTCTCTGACCATAAGAGGGTAATGGAATTCCTTAATGAGAAAACATTTGGCACTCGTAAGACATACTTAGCCGCACTTGTTTGTATTGCTCCAGATGTTGCTGAATATAAGAATCAGATGCTAAGCGATATTAAAGAATACAATGATGAGACAAGCAAGAGTGAACTAACAACCAAGCTAGAAACATCGGCAATCAATCAGGAAGAGATTGACGCACTTGTTGATAAGTTGAAACGAGATGCTGAGGTTCTTTACAAAAAGAAATCTCCACGTCTTGCCGACCTAATGGACTTACAAAACTATGTCCTTATTTCGCTTTACTATGGTCACATCGTGCCACGTCGCAGCACAGATTATGTCCTTATGAAATACCAAAACTATGACACGGAGAAGGACAACTATGTTGACCTAAAGAAATCCAAATTGGTTTTCAACAAGTTCAAGACTTCTCAAAAGATGGGTGCCGAACTTAAAGGGCAACAGACACTTGATATTCCACCTGCTCTAAAGAAGATACTCGCCAAATGGATCTCAATGATACCCAAAGAAATTGATACCCTATTCTTCAATTCAAATCTTGAACCATTAAGCAACGTGACTCTTAACCAGCGAATGAACGCATTGTTCGGTGGACCTAAAGGGATTAATAGTTTGCGTCATTTCTATCTCACGAGCAAGTACAAACAGCTGATGATTCAGAATGAGGAGATGAGCGATACGATGGAAGCGATGGGATCAAGTTCTCAACAAGCAAAGACTTATATCAAGATTAATAACAAGGAATAAAATTGAATCTATTTAAAGATAAATAAGGTATATTATATATATAAAATGAAGTATATAATGTATAGAATTAGTGTTGCTGATTATACCTATATTGGAAGCACATTAGATTTTAAGCAACGCAAAAGAGCACATAAATCAGATTGTAAATCAAAGGAATTAAATATTTATCAAGTTATGCGAGATAATGGTGGGTGGGATAATTGCGAGATGATTCCAATTGAAGAATATGAATGTGAAAATAATACACAAGCAAGAATAAGAGAAGAATATTGGCGACGAGAATATGGTGCTAAAATGAATTCTATAAAAGCGTACAGAACTGAACAAGAAAAAAAGGATTATCGTAAACAACATTATATTAATACTAAGGAAACATTGAAAGAAAAAATTACTTGTGAGTGTGGTTCTATTATTTGTAAGTGTGATATATCAAAACATCTCAAGACGAAGAAGCATTTAGCATTTGTAGCTTCAAATACAAATCAAGAATACAATTCTTGTGATAATGCTTTCGTTTTATAATTGTTCGTGTTTTAGAATATTCAATCCATTCGCCACATATTGAGCAACATCTGATTTCACATTTGATTTCATACTCATCTGTTTCACTTGCCATTGGTATACTTTAAGAAGAAAAAATATACCAATAATATAAATGCCGATTGATATAGTTGAATGGAGAAAGCAATACTATGAAAAGAATAAGGAGAAGATGTTGTCCGCATCTAAAGAATACTACGCTAAAAATAAAGACAAGTGTAAGGCAACAATCAAAGCGAATCATTTGAAAAACTTGGAAGACGACCCAAATTATTATAATAAGAAAAGTAGTCAACATTATTATAAATCAAAGGACTACTACAAGGAATACTATAAACAAAATCGTGCTACAATTATAGCAAGACAGAAAGCATATTATTATAAAATCAAATTTGATAAAACTGAAGCAGAGAAACCAGCATATTACAAAGCATCTACAGTTGCTAGTAAGCAAGCTTTCATTAATGCTAAGTTGGCTGACTTGCTTGTGAAGAAGGAAGCATTCAAAAAGAAATTAGCTGAGGAAGCTGCCGCAAATAATAATGTTACTATACTATAAATGTTAATTCAAAAATCCACAAGAGCTGGCAAACGATTTATGGCAACATACGCTAATGGTAAAGTAGTTCATTTTGGGCAGGCTAACGGGCAAACCTACGTGGATCACGGCGACAAAGCTAAAAGAGAAGCATATCTAGCAAGGCACAAGAAGAGAGAAAACTGGAACGACCCCTTTTCAGCGGGTGCTCTTTCACGCTATCTTCTATGGGGTGATAGCACAGATATGGAAACCAATCATCAAGCCTTTATGAGTAAGTTCCCAATAACATATAAAAAATAATGGAATATTATAAATGCCCCAGTGTATTGCCAGTTCATTCTATCGCATCGTTGACACAATTTGGTATCTCGCATATTTAGCAACTTGTTGCTTTTGTATTTGTTTTAATAAAAATAATAAATTCAATTAAAAAAGATTTAGGCGTTAATTATATTATATTTTAATATCCACTTATATTAATATATGAAACAATCCACGATATATAAAATCGTTTGTAGAGATCCCGCCGTCACCGATTGCTATGTCGGAAGAACCGCTTGCTTTGGACCTCGTGTCAATCAACACCGTACCTGTTGTAGTAATCCTAACAGTGGCAACTATAATTATAAGGTATATCAGAAAATTAGAGAGACAGGAGGTTGGGATAATTGGGAACTTAAGGCAATTGAAACTGTAGACCACGATTATTTTGATACTTCTTTGGCTAGGCAACGTGAGGCATTTTGGTTTCACGAAATGAAAGCAACTCTCAATAATAATACTCCAAATCAAGGTCACAAAGAAAGTTGTAAGATGTGGTATAAAAAGAACCCTACTTATTTCCACGATTATGGTATAGAATATTACAACAAAAATAAGGAGACTATTCAGGAGAAGCAGAAGATTTATTATTCCGAAAACAAGGATAAGATGGCTGCTAATTGTAAAGCTTGGGTTGAAAAAAATCGTGATCGCAATCGCAAATATCAAATGGACCGATATTACAAAATCAAGGCGCAGAAATTGGAGGGGAACTAAATATTAAACTTAACATTAAACTTAATATTTATTTATTGGATTTTTCTTGATTACAGGTAGCACAAAGTATTTGATAATCTGCCTGCTTATTGTGATAAGAAATCCATTCATCCATAAAATCTCTATGTATATCGTGGAACATAATATTAAAATAAATACTGTCCTTTTGAAAGTTTTTGGGGATTGGTAGTTTTACATTTTTTAAAAAATCATCTTTGATTTTGGAGAAAGGAATTGTTTTATGGTCTACGTGAAATGGACCACAATAAGTATTACAATAATAACAACATAATTTTGGCAATGACATTTTATACATTGTTGTGAATTGACCTATAGCCGATCTTAATGCTGCTGTTAAATCATTTTGTTTAATGGCAAGACAAGCTTTGTAACTCCAAGTGTCCTCTGTTCCATCTGTACGTTCTACCCATAGTGTTCTTTCTTTGAAACTCATAGGGTTTCGTCTTATGTGAAATTGCTTAATACCGCAACCTATTTTAATGTGACGGTTCTCGTGTAATGAAATCAAATCCTTAAAGAATTTAAAATCGTAATGATACTCAGTTATGACGCATAAATCTAATTCCTTGATTTTTTCTTGGATTGCTTTTTTTGTAGCTATCTTTGTTTTGTAGGTTGTCCCGTTTAGAATAAACATATATATACTTATACATATATTTTTATTTATATTGATATTCGCCTAAATGATTTAATTCATTGTTTTTTCTTCGGATTCTTTTTCTATAGGTTTTAATTTAATTCCAGAGTAACACCACTTCATTCGCAATGGTCCTGCTTTGGTATATTTCTTTTTTAACACGTTAAGAGCATTAAGTTCAGTACATAATTTACCTTTACAGAAATCCATTAAATTATCGTGGATATCTTGGCATAATATAAAATCGTTGTTATGATCACCTGTAATAATGTATTTTTCTTTGATTGCTTTATAGGGAGATAATTCATCTGTAGTTATTTCTGCGATTATGTCTACACGTTTATTATTGTAATTTTCGTAAAGCATATAAACAATCGCATTTGCCCATTGGGTTGATTTAACTGTGTTCTTTATTTCGGAGTCTGCTACTTTATAACGTTTTAGTTCATCTGCTTCCATACCACATTCTTTATATGTATCTATTTGACTTTGGTCTACGAAAGCTACTACGCTACTAAATTCTACACGAGTTTCGTTACAATCATTGCTGTCAATCACCAAATCAGAATTCCCTTTAATATAAAAACTTGCGTCTATTGTGAAATGCGTGTCTTCACGATCATAATTACGACGAGCTACAATAGTATCTTCACCGCCTGATATTTTCTTAAGCATTTTACCATTTGCTACAAGCTGAGCTTTTGGGTCGGGGATTTCTTGACTTACTGCTAATCGTGTAAATTCTAAATCCATTAACCAATATAACTTTTTAGAACAATCTACATTTTCAGCTCCTGCGGTTTTTCGGCAATATAAGATATTACCTAACTCAAAAGTTTTTACATAATCTTCAAAACCATATTTTAATAAATCGTATTCTACGCCTTTACCTGAATTACGAGAACCAAGATACGTTCCCCATCGTTTATCTTCTGCGTGACCTGCTATTGCTCTTGATAAGAAATGGAGTGCCCTATTCTTATTTTTGCCATAGGCTGTATCAAAAATCTTCTCGCTTATATCTTTAATATCTTTGCGTTCGGGGTTATTGAAATAAGGACCAAAGTCACGATTAATTTTGATTGTGGAGTAAATCGTATTTTCTGGAATGTTAGACCATAGGGTAAAAGTTTTAGATTTTAAATCTAGGACACCGTCGTTGAAACATAATTTGGATTTTGTTGTACTGTGAAATTTGGTATACAAATGTGGATCATTATTATTAACGTGGATTTTGATGATTAATGTTTTGGCTATTTTTTCTGCTCTACTAATACTTTGACCGATGGGTGACATTTTACCCTTTTCATCTATGGAGCAGATATTGCGGTTCATTATGAAACTTACAAGATGATTGTTAATTTTATTGGCATCGTGTATCCAAATATTATCATTGAAATAAAACAATCTGCCATTATAGGACTTTAATGTATTTTTCACTTCCTCAAATAATAAATTAGCTGCTTCCAAATCTGTGTTTGCTATCATTGGTTTTTGGCTTGTTTGGTCTCTAACCCATTTTTTTAATGTTGCTATGGTTAAGGGTTTCGCAGTTTGTTTTATAGTTTTCCAAAAAGCATTTGTATAAGCTTTATCGTATTTAGTTTCGTTAATAGCACTAAATTTATGGAACAGTTCTAATGATTCTTTGCTATCGGAAGTATGTTTGAAAATGAACCCAACATCACGCCAATCATCATATGAATCAGATTTGGCTTTGAAATCTAAATAACCCTTCTCAATCGCATTGGCAATAAATTCAATATCTGTCGTTTCTGTTTTTG